TGTGGGTACCAAGTTTGTGAAAATCCTTCTGCACTTCTGTTTACGTCTTCGATTACATAATAGCGTTTTAATGCCACCTTGAAATCATTAAGTGCGTATTCGTCTTTTAGATGTGGAAGTTCTAAAACATCACCACTCATTAGTTTTCTTCCCAATGCTTCTACACTGGAATTAATATGGAAAGTAACAAATATGGTATCATTCTGTAAAAACATACCAAATTGACTTAGATCAAAATCCAAGTCCTGTACGTTGTAAATTCCTCTAATTACATACACATCATCGGAATACTTTCTATCCCTGTTTTCTAAAAACAGCAGATCCTGTATTTTTGTCTCTGGTATGTCATTTGTACCATAGGGTTGGCTAGGAGTGCTTTTATCCACTCCTGGGTCAACTGGCCCTAGGTATTTGTGTATGAATATGTCAGTACCGCCGACCTGAAATGCTTCATTAACATTCTTGTCAATAAAGCGATAATCAGCGGATTTCTCTGGTTTATATAAACTTAATCTTGGCATCGTAATAGTATTTATTGAATAAATATGTTTAACAAAGGAAACTTATATGAGTGATCTAGACAACAAAAAGCAACAAATTTTTAACTATGTCCGCACTATGCTAGGTGATGGCATGATTGATGTCGAACTTGATCCAAATCATTACGAAGTAGCACTTGAAAAAGCATTGGGCAAATACAGACAACGTGCTGAAAATGCCGTAGAAGAAAGTTATGCTATACTACAATTACAGGAAGATACCAATGATTACATTCTTCCAAACGAAGTAATGGAAGTTAGAGAACTGTTTAGACGTTCAATTGGATCTAGATCAGGTGGCGGAGATGGTGGTACATTATTTGAACCGTTCAACTTGGCATACACAAATACATATCTTTTAAGTTCAACACAAATGGGCGGACTTTCAACTTACTATGCTTTTGCTGGATATCAGGAACTAGTAGGTAAAATGTTTGGTAGTTTTATTAACTTTAAATTTGAGCCTGTTACTAAAAAACTAACCATTATGCAACGTCCTAGAAGTGATGAACAAATTCTTATGCAAATTTATAATCAACGCCCGGACTTTAATTTACTATCCGATCCATATGCAGGACAGTGGTTAAAAGATTATACACTAGCGGTAAGCAAATACATGCTAGGCGAAGCAAGAGGTAAGTTTGCTACAATTTCAACACCTCAGGGCGGAACTTCACTAAATGGTGATGCACTTAAAGCAGATGCCACAGCCGAAATGGAGAAACTGGAAATGGAATTGTCGAATTACGTAGATGGATCTAAACCATTATCTTTCGTAATTGGCTAAAAACCTCTTGACTTTCCACATTAATGACTATACAATTTAAGGATACTTTTTCGAAAGGATCTTTTATGATAATTGGTATTTGTGGGTTAATTGGTTCAGGTAAAGGAACCGTGGCAGACTTCTTGGTAGAGCAAAGAGGCTTTACAAAAATATCATTTGCAGATAAACTTAAGGACGGTGTTGCCAGTGTATTCGGTTGGGATCGAGAAATGCTAGAAGGCAATACAGATGACTCACGTGCTTGGCGTGAAAAAGTGGATCCTTACTGGAGTACAGAACTTGGTAAACCTGTAACTCCTAGACTAGTACTACAACTGTTTGGTACAGATTGTATGCGTAATGGCTTCTATGATGGTATATGGGTAAGCCTGGTAAAACAGCAATTACTTGCACATCCTGAAACAGACTTTGTTATTCCTGATGTTCGTTTTGAAAACGAAGCAGAAATGATACGTTCTATTGGTGGTAAACTATGGCGTGTTAAACGTGGCCAAGAACCTGAATGGTGGGAAACAGCACAAACAGAAATGCGTCAAAAAGCCGCTCAAAAAGAATCAAAAGGTATTGTTGTATCACGTAAAATGGAGGACAAATATCCCCAAGTACACGTATCAGAATGGGCATGGGCAAACGTGGACTTTGATGCTGTTATTGAGAACGACAGTAGTGTTGAGTTTCTTAAAAATCGGGTGTTAAGTCACCTTGTTTCCAAGTAAATCCTTCTTTGTGTAGTATGCGTTGACAGTTAGCACAAACTGTTTTAAGATTGCTATGCCTACAGTTTGTTAATTTTCCGTCTATATGATATACTGCAAACTGTTCTGTGTGTTTGCTTGTAAACCCACACTTATCACACTTGTCCTTTTGTCGGTAACCAATTTGATACCATAGTGGTATGCTTGGTGTTCTACCTCTAGCACACTGTTCACACTTAGATCTGTAATAGGTTGTACGACCCTTTTTGTAGTTTACTGCACAGGGTCTAGATTTGCACGTTTTACATAATGGTCTGCTCATAATTGTATTTACCCGCCCTTTTCCCTACCTTTTTCGCTGTATATAATACCGCATTTTTGGTTATCGTGGCTAAATATGTTTAAGAACTTAAAAAAGGAGTAACAAGATGGCACTTACATCACCAGGAGTAGAAGTTAGCGTAATTGACGAAAGTTTTTATACGCCAGCCGCGGCATCTACAGTTCCACTAATTATTGTAGCGACTGCCGCTAACAAGCCAAATGGCGCAGGTACAGGAACAGCACAAGGAACGCTTCAAGCGAATGCTGGTACACCTTACCTTATTACATCACAAAGAGAATTAACAGAAACGTTTGGTACACCAACGTTCTACACAGATTCATCTAATAACCCATTGCATGGTAACGAACTTAATGAATACGGATTACAATCTGCTTATTCATTTTTAGGCGTTGCTAACAGAGCATACGTTGTTAGAGCAGATGCCGATCTAGGAGAACTAGTAGGCAATTCAAGTGCACCTGCAGGTTCACCCGCAGACGGCACTTATTGGTTAGATTCAAATGATTCATTATTTGGTATTTTTGAATGGAACAGAACAACACAAAAATTTACTAACAAGGTTCCTTTAGTTCTTAACTCGGTTACTCAACTTGTTGGTGATGTTGCTAGTGGTGATCCAAAAGCAAGCGTAGGTGCAAAAGGTGATTACGCTGTTGTAACTGCTAGAACTTCAAATGATGCTTATTACAAAAATGCTGACAACCAATGGGTTAAAGTAGGTTCAACTACAAGTTCAAACATTGCGGCGGCAACTGGTTCACAATCAACATTTACTTCAGATAGTTGGAGTTCAAGTTGGCCAGCAATCGTTGGTACAGTATCTAATCCAACTTTAAACAATGGACAAGGTTTAATAATCAACGGAACAAGTGTTACACTTTCAGGCACAACAAACAGTGCGTTAGCACAAGCAATTAACGGTGCGGCAATCACTGGTGTTGGTGCAAAAGTTACATCAACAGGTGTGCTAGAAATTTACACTGACGGAACTTCAAGTTCAGATGGCACTACAGACGACGGTGCTATTATTATTGAAGATTTAGGTGGCGGAACACTTAAAGCAGATGCAGGTATTACTGCAACTTATTATCCTTCACCAGCAACACAAATTTCAAGACACTCAAGTGTTCCAACTTGGAAATCAACTGACACAGTTACAGTTGCAGGAACAGCAAGAAGTGGCATTAGACCAAGTGGTAGTGTTTGGTTCAAAACAACTACACCAAACCTCGGTGCTAATCTAAAACTTCAAGTATGGAACAACAGTTTAGGCGTTTGGTCAACAGTTAGTTCACCAATCTACGGCACTAGAGAAGAAGCAGTAAAAGAAATTGATTCAACTGGCGGAACATTAATTCCAGCAGGTACTGTATTTGCTAATGCAAACTACACTGGTAGATCAACAACAAACGATTCAACAACTGGAGTTGAGAAACTTGTTAACTTTAAATTATACAGAAGAGTTACAAGTTCACCAACTACTGTTACTGGTACAGAACAGGGTGCTAACCCAACTGTAACAGCAAACCCAGGTTATAACACAATGTCTATTGCAGAAACAGTAGCAGGTTCGAGTGTATTCTCAACTGCAAAAACTGTTACTGTAAGTGGAACAACTGTTGAAGATATTGCAAGTGCAATTTCAGCGGCAGGGTTTACTAACATCTCAGCAAGCGTATCAAATGGTTACTTAACTATTAGTCATGCACTTGGTGGTGAAATTAAAATTACAGATGCTAACGGAATTTTAGCAACAGCAGGATTTACAACTTGGTCAAGATCAAACGCTGGCGTAGAATCAGGAACACAAAACTACTATGCCGCAGGTTCTGACAATGATCACGGTATTGTAATTTCAAACTGGAAACCACTTGTTTATGAAGCAAGCGATAATGCTCCTACAGCAGTACCAGTAGATGGTACATTATGGTACGACACAACTTTAGATGCTGTCGACATTATGGTACACGATGGTTCTAAGTGGGTAGGTTACTTAAACTATGGTCCAACAGCAGGTGCAACCGATCCTGCAGGTCCAATTGTTTCAGCAACTGCTCCAGCGAAGACAGGCGGACAATCAGATGGTACTGATCTAGTAGAAGGTGACATTTGGGTTTCAACTGCTAACGTTGATGAGTACGGTGCAAAAATTTATCGTTGGGACAACAACGCAACTGAATGGGTTGCAATTGATGTTACAGATCAAACAACTGAAGACGGTATCTTATTTGCAGATGCACGTTATGGTGCTTCAGGCGCAACAGGTGATACAGCGGCAACTATTAAAGACTTGCTAAGTTCAAACTATGTTGATCCAGACGCTCCAGATCCAGCATTATATCCAAGAGGTATGTTGCTATGGAATACAAGACGTTCAGGATTTAACGTTAAGAAATTTGTAGCAGGACACATTGACATTACTGCTAACAGTGGTAAAAACACACGTTACCTTAATGAGTCAATGGCAAGTTACAAAACTAACCGTTGGATTGGTTGGAACACAACTAAAGAAGATGGTTCAGGATTATTTGGTAGAAAGGCACAGCGTCAAACAGTTGTTGCGGCCCTACAAAGTGCAGTAGACACTAATGATTTATTACGTGATGAAGAAACACGTAACTTTACATTGTTAAGTGCTCCTGGATATCCAGAACTAACAAACAATTTAATTAATCTAAACGTTGATAGAGGCTTAACAGGATTTGTTGTTGCTGATACTCCATTTAGATTACAGCCAACTGCAACTGCTTTACAAAATTGGGGCAATAACACAGCAAGTGCTTCAGGAGACGGTGAAGAAGGTGCTGTAAGTTATGACGAATACATGGCAATGTTTTATCCATCAGGATTAACAACTGACGTAAGCGGAAACAATATTGTTGTTCCACCAAGTCACATGATGTTGAGAACTATTGCAATAAGTGATGCGGTATCGTTCCCATGGTTTGCACCGGCAGGTACAAGACGTGGTGGAATTACTAATGCATCAAGTGTTGGGTACATTGACAGCGAAGGCGAATTTAATGCTATTGCATTAAACGATGGCATCAGAGACACGATGGCTGGTGTTAAAATTAACCCATTAACATTTATCACAGGAAGTGGACTTGTTAACTTTGGTCAATATACTAGAGCAAGAAATGCTAGTTCATTAGACAGAATTAACGTTGCAAGATTAGTTGCATACTTAAGACGTCAAATGACATTGCTTGCTAAACCATTTATGTTTGAACCAAATGATAAAATCACACGTGATGAAATCAAACAAGCAACTGAGAGTTTATTACTTGAACTTGTAGGTCAGAGAGCATTGTATGACTTCTTAGTTGTGTGTGATGAGACAAACAATACACCTTCAAGAATTGATCGAAACGAACTATACGTAGATGTAGCGATTGAGCCAGTAAAAGCAGTGGAATTTATTTACATTCCATTACGTTTAAAGAACACAGGTGAAATTGCAACTTTGGGCAATTCATAATGGTGATAAATAACTATATACAAGGAGCAAATTAGATGGCTATTTCAAGTTTAAGCAAATTTACAGTTCCGTTGGCGAGTGACCAGTCAGCAAGTTCACAAGGCTTGTTGATGCCGAAACTAAAGTATCGCTTCCGTGTTACTTTAGAAAATTTTGGTGCTGGTGCTCCTAACATTGAACTAACAAAACAAATTATCGATGTAACGAGACCAAACGTAAACTTTGAGTCAATTGCACTAGATGTGTACAACTCAAAAGTTTACTATGCTGGTAAGCACACATGGCAACCGATTACAATCACAGTACGTGATGACGTAAACAATGCTGTGAGCAAATCAGCGGGTCAACAGTTACAGAAACAGTTCGACTTCTTTGAACAATCAAGTGCGGCATCTGGAATTGATTACAAATTCAAAACTAGAATCGAAATCCTAGATGGTGGTAACGGTGCAAATGCACCAGGAGTGCTTGAAACTTTTGAATTGGTTGGTTGTTTTGTACAAGACATCAACTACAATCAGTTAACATACAGTGATTCAAATCCAGTTGACATCACAATGTCAATACAGTATGATAACGCTATCCAAACAAATGGTGCAGGACAACCAAATGGTATTGGTACAGCGATTGGTAGAACAATTAGAACGTTAGCAACAGGCTAATATTTTATTACATAGTCATCTATAAGGTCGGTGACGTTAAAAATCACCGACCTTTTTTTGCGACTAAATAATAGTATGGCAAACGGACTTACAAAATTTCTCGGTAGTATTGGAAACGGCATACTCGGCGGCAACGGCGATATGCGTGATCATGCCCATGCGGCAAGATTGTTTACTGACGACTTTATGGCGTTAGCACCGAAGGTTGAATTCTTATATCATGTATTTTTTGATATTAATCCGATAGCAGTAAGATCTCCAGGAAACTTTGGATGGTCAAAAACAGAACCTAGGATTGAAGCAGGCATGTTAGTTAAACAATGTCAAGTACCTGGAGTGCAAATTAATACAGAAACTAAAAATCAATACGGTAAAAAAACAAACATTCAAACGCAAGTTCAATATCAACCTGTACAGATAACTTTCCACGATGATCACTCAAATTTAATAAGTGGTATGTGGCAACAATATTTTAAAAACTACTATGCAGATTCTAATTATCCAGACGAGTTAGCACAGCAACCTACATATTCAGCCGTTGATAATGTTTGTCGTCCTAATCAAGCAAATAAGATGTCGGCATATCAGTTTGGATATCACAGTTGGATATCTGTGCAATTTTTTAATCGTATTTCAATATATCAATTGAGTCAACATAGATTCTATGAATATACTTTAATTAACCCTATGATTTCAAGTTGGCAAGGTCCGAATCTTAATAGTGCAAGTAGTCAACCTACTGAAAATACAATGCAAATAATATACGAAGGTATAAAATATGCAGAAGGAAGAGTAGAAGTTGGTAAGCCTGATGGATTTGCACAACTACATTACGATACAACACCGTCACCGTTATCATTATTGGGAGGTGGTACAGCATCATTGTTTGGTAACACTGGTGTTATAGCAGGAGGCTTGGATGTGTTCGGTGATATTGCTAGTGGTGATTTTACATCTAGTCCCGGAGCATTTCTTGGAACTCTAATTAAGGGTGCTAATGTACTTAAAAATGCAGACAGGCTAACTAAAGAAGGTGTACGAAACGAAGCATTTCAAATTGGACAAAAGGCAGTAACACAAACAATAAATCAACAAATTAGAATTCCTGCATCAGATCAGCAAAAAGGATCTCTTACAACACCTACACTTTCTTGGCAGGACGTTAAAGAATTTGGAAGAGTTATAATAAATCCTAAAAATGATAAATTAGTCACAACAAGGATCGACGAAACAAGTTACTCTTATAATGAAAATGATGGCACAAATGCTGGGGAACGCAAATAATCATGCAAACATATTCAAATTTACCAATCGACGATCAAATTAAAAAAAATGATAGTGCGATAGATACAAAAAGATTTTTTGAAAATTATAATAAACAAGAACTTCAATTTCAAGCAAGTGAAAGCGATGCTGTTATTGCATTTTTCACAAAACGTGGAATGGAAGAAAGTGCCGCTAAAAGTGTTGCATTTATTTTTTTAAGACAATGTAAAATCGATGGGGTAAATCCTTTTGAATTAATATCAAAATTAAAAAATTTAGAAGGACAAGGAAACACACTTGATAATGTTATCGGTGAAGTATTAAATGTTAATAGAATTAAAACATCAGCACTTGGTTCAAAAGTAGACCCTGCTGTAACTAATCCTGCCAAGAGGAACATCGTTGCATAATGGCTCGCTTAGGAAACTTTGCCCGTGGCAAATTTGAACTAAAAAATCCTGACAAGTACATAGGAACTAAAACTCCTTTGTATCGTTCAAGTTGGGAATGGCACTTTATGAAAATGTGCGATGAACATCCTGCTGTTGCAAAGTGGGCAAGTGAAAGCATAAAAATTCCTTATAGAAATCCCCTAGACGGAAAGTATACCATATATGTTCCTGACTTTTTTATCGTGTATGCAAACAAGTCTGGAAAGACACGTGCTGAGATAATCGAAATCAAACCAGAAAATCATACAGTTAAAGAAAACGTTGGCAATAGTGCATACAATCAAGCCAACTATATTAAAAACAAAGCAAAGTGGGAAGCGGCCGCGGCATACTGTAAACAAAACGGTATTCAGTTTAGGGTTATAACTGAAAAAGATTTATTCCACCAAGGCAAGAGAAGATAAGTATTATTATGACAAAGAAGTTAGAAGAATTGCTAGATTTACCAGAAATTAAAGACACCATGGAGCAGGTTGAAAAACCAGAGCCTTCAAAGGAAATCAAAAAGGAAACAGTCAACCTTGAGCGATCAATAGCAGAATTTGATAAAATATCTGCCGCTTTACCTATGGTAAAAGGTCTTGGAGAATTAGCAGACAAAGAACTGGACGAACTAGCAGAAAAAGCAAAACAAAGTTATGAAGATCTAATGGACTTGGGCATGAACGTAGAATCACGTTATGCGGGCAGGGTATTTGAAACAGCAAGCAATATGCTTAAAAACGCCATCGAAGCAAAGAGCCAAAAGTTGGATAAAAAACTAAAAATGGTTGAATTACAACTTAAAAAGCAAAATTTGGATCAAAAAGCGGGTGATCAAGCGGATACTATTGACGCAGAAGGCTATGTTGTAATGGATCGCAATGCCATTTTAGAGAAGATATTAAACAAGGATCAAGATAAATAAACGTAGTTAAAGGAGAATACCAATGGCAGGCACATTTAAAAAATACCTAGCAGAAGCCGCAAAACAGTATGATTTTATCATTAAAGTTGCTGGCGGTTTAGATGAAAATTTTGAAGATAGTTTAGAAGTTGCATTAAAGAAATTTGATGTTGCAAATTTATCTGCAGGTAAGAAAACTCCAATTCAAAATGTTCCTTTAGATTTTCCTGATTTAACAAATACAGAAGTAACAGTTTTCGAAACTACATTAAACTATCCAACAACACAACAAGAATTACGTGCATACCTAAGTGATGTATTAAACACACAAATGGACTTTATTCGTGTGCGTAAACCAGGTGAGCCATATGAAGAATATCAAAAGGACACCGAAGACAAACCATATGAATCAAAACTAATGGATGGTGAGTACAAAGATGGTGATGCAGTAAACAAAGATGAATTAGTTGTTACTGAAAAAGGTAAAGAAACATTTTTACAACAACTAGCAAAAGAACAAAAAGAACGTAATCAGGGAGCAGAATAATGTCATATGAAATGGTAGACGTACTAAAACGTTTAAGAGAAATTAACGAAAAAAATCCTGAAGTTCATTCAGACGCATTGGAAAACGTCGAAAAGATGACAACACCAGTTGAAGAAGCAAAAAAAGCAAAACCTGATTTTCTTGATGTAGATAAAGACGGTGACAAAAAAGAGCCGATGAAAAAAGCAGTCAAGGACAAAGAAAAGAAAAAGGTAGATGAGGCTATTACTATTAGTGCTGACTCTCCAGAAGATTTACCAGTTATTGCACAAATCATGAAACTTGCAGGCATGAAGGCTGTTACACCAGACATGATGCCTGATATGGATAATGTTCCTACAATGAAGGCTGATGATAATATTAACGGTTCACCATGTGGTGGTCCACAGTATGATAATTCACCTGATGAGCAATACAAAGGTGTTGAAGATGTAACTACACAAGCAGGTTACGATGGAGTTAATGGTCCAAAGGCACCACAAGATTTACGTGTTAAAGATCCAAGTGATTATGCAAACTATGAACAACGTCTTGCACAATTAGCAGGAATTGAAAATGAAGAAGTTGAGGACGAAGTAACAGATCAAGAAACAGAAGAAGGTTACGCTAACTCAATGGGTAATGAAAAAGAAGATCCAACTTACAAAGGATATGATCCAGACTATGCAGACCATACAGAAGATGGTAAGCCGAAGGTTCGTTATGTTCCAGGTGGTAGTGGAGATAATCCATTAGAAGGTATTGAACAACACTTAATGAATGCATATCAAGAATTTATGTCAGAAAGAGAACTTTCTAAGGCAGAAGAAAAAACAAAAGAAAAATATGTTAAAGGTATGAAAAAAGCCAAAGGCGATTTTAAAAAGAGATATGGTGATGATGCAGAAGCAGTAATGTACGCAACTGCAACTAAGATGGCTAAAAAATAATTAAAATTCCTAACTACCTTAGGATTTTTGCCCCGTATAAAAGCGGGGCTTTTTTTTGACTGAACTTTCAATAAATATTTTTATGAGGACGGAATATACCGACGCCTTCTATCGAATCGTGTGTGAGACGAAAGAAAAATACGGTTATGAATTACCCGTTGAACTTGAGTCTTACATCGTCTTTCTTTTGGCTAGCCATTTAGATAAACCAGATTTTTTGCCACAAGAAACTTTTGCACAAGCATATCTTAAATTAGAACGTCCATACACACAGAATGCCAAACAACTAGGTGATACGTGCTTGTTTGTTACAGGTGTATTTCCAACATACGGTGCTAAAAAAGGTTTAAACATTAAGTACTACTCAAACATAGGTAAAAGCAGTTATTCAATGGCTAGTGAATATTTAAATATTGACTTATTTGATAATTTAAGCAAGCATTTTGATATACTACGAGAGTTCATAGATATAAGCATCAATAAACAAAATAGACACCCTATTTTAAGATAAGTAATAGTATGGCACAAAATGCAAAGAGCCTTGACGGTGTTCTCGTTAAAAAAGCACATGCAAGGACTAGATATACAGAAAAAGAAATTAAAGAACTAGAAGCCTGTGCTCATCCAGATACAGGTGCTATGTTCTTTATGAAAAATTTCTTTTACATACAGCATCCTGTAAAAGGTAAACTGTTATTCCAACCTTTTGAATTCCAAGAAAGGTTAGTTGATTCATACCATAGTTATAGATTCAATATTAACATGCTACCAAGACAAACAGGTAAGTCTACTACAGCCGCTGGATATCTACTGTGGTACGCAATGTTTAATCCTGATGTGACAATATTAATTGCGGCACACAAATATCAAGGTGCACAAGAAATTATGCACCGTATTCGTTATGCTTATGAAGACTGTCCAGATCATATAAGATGTGGTGTAACCTCATATAACAAAGGGTCAATGGAATTTGATAACGGCTCGCGAATAGTTTCACAAACAACAACAGACAACACAGGACGAGGTATGAGTATTTCGTTACTATACTGTGATGAGTTTGCATTCGTTAATCCTAACATTGCCAAAGAATTCTGGACTGCAATTTCTCCAACACTAGCAACAGGTGGTAAGGCAATTATTACTTCAACGCCTAACAGTGATGAAGATCAATTTGCACTTATCTGGACAGAAGCAATGAAACGCTTTGACGAACATGGCAACGATACCGAAGTTGGTATAAATGGTTTCTATGCTTTCTCTGCACACTGGAGTGAACACCCAGATAGAGATGAGAAATGGGCAGACGAAGAAAAATCAAGAATCGGTGAAGAACGTTTTAGACGTGAACACGAATGTGAATTTTTGATCTTTGATGAAACATTGATCAACAGTGTAAAACTTGCTGAGTTAGAGGGCATAGATCCTCTCAGAAAGTTCGGCCAGACACGTTGGTATAAAGATATTAATCCTAATTTCACATATGTTGTAAGTTTAGATCCTAGTTTAGGTACTGGCGGTGACTATGCGGCCATACAGGTATTTGAACTTCCGAGTTTTGAACAAGTAGCAGAATGGCAACATAACAATACTCCTATTCAAGGACAGGTAAGAATACTTGCAGATATTACCAAAACAATTATGGAAGATTGTCAAGGTAAAAGCACAAAACTTCCACAAGTATATTACAGTGTTGAAAACAATACTATAGGTGAAGCCGCATTGGTTAGCATTAACGAATATGGCGAAGAAAATATATACGGAATGTTTTTAAGCGAGCCTGCACGTAAAGGACACGTTCGTAAATTCCGCAAAGGATTTAACACAACACATAAAACTAAAATCAGTGCGTGTGCTAAATTTAAACAACTATTAGAAACAGGACAACTAAAGATCAAAAGCAAACCACTTATAAGTGAACTAAAAGCATTTGTTGCACACGGTACAACATTTGGTGCTAAAACAGGAGAGCATGACGATCTTGTTATGAGTACATTGCTTAATGTGCGTATGCAAAAGATACTTGCTGACTGGGATCCTGCAATATACGAGAAAATGCGTGATGCAGACGTCGAAGATGGGGTGCTTCCAATGCCGGTCTTTGTTTCTTTTATGTAAGCATAAATAACAATATGAACGGATTAGACAATATATCAAAGTCATTATTTGAAAAAATACGCGGACGTTTTCCTAAAATTGTGATGGGAGACGAGAGTGGTGCTCCAACATCAAACGAAAGCCAAGCAAGATTCTTTGATTTTGACTGGGTAGTAAACGGTGAAAATCAAGGTGCTGTTAGCATAAGTATTAATGAGCAAGACGCTCTTAAGGTGTATTACAGTCAAAACATGCTTGAAAATTTGCCAGAGCCTGTTGAAAACGAATGGTATGCCTTTTTAAAAGAGATGAGATTTTTTGCTAAAAAGCATATGATGTCGTTTGATACACGTGATATAGCAAAGTCTAATCTAGATAAAAGAGATTATCAATACTTGGCAAATAAACAAGTTCAGGAGTCAACAATGTACGGAACAACTAAATCTAGTTATGAGGAACTAGACAAAACAAAACTTATTATTAGACACAAAAAAGAAATTACACCAGAGCAAGTTGGTGCTAGAACAAGACATATTAGTTCACTGTTTATTGAAAACGAATCAGGCGAGCGTTTTAAATATCCTTATGCTCATTTAGCAGGTGCCAGAGCAATGGCACGTCACGTTGCTAACGGTGGTCTTCCTCATGACGACTTTGGTAAACACATTATTGAAACTTCTGGAAACATTGCAAAACTTACTGCGTTTAAGAGATACGTAGGTAAGAAAGACTTCATGAACACAACTTCAAATGACATTATTGAAGGCTCTAACATTGAACTTGAGAACTTAAGAAATCATATTAAGAAGTTGCAAGGACAACAATACTACTTAGACACAAAAGAAAATTATAGCGTTACAGAGAGTGGTGACTCTGAATTAGGAAAAGACGTTGTAGACGAACTTACTAATGCATTTACTATTCCACAATTTAACGAAGAATTAAAAGACATGTTCCCTTTGCTACACAGCATTTACAAAAAACGCATTGCTGAAACAACATTAAATCTAGATGATGTTGTAAGCGAGTCACATGACGATGAAGAACACGAAACTGAATTTGAATTTACAGGCGACGATGGCGAAACAGGTATGGGATATCTTTACTACAAAGTAGTTAACGGAAAAGTAGATCCTAACTCATTAAGAGGTGAAGCAGAAGGTGACGGCAACAATAAACTAGATAACGAACTAGCAACTGCTGTTGTTCAACCAGATGGTCCAGACCACGAATACGCAATAGATGCCGCACAAGACGATTACGATGATAAAATGAGTCAAAAAGAAATCCATTCACCAGAAGAAGAATTCGAAGACTGGGCAGACTCTGTTATTGACGAAACCTTAGACAAACAACGTATTGCTTTACTAAACAAATTAGTAGGTAAGAATTTTCCAGTAGGTCCTGATGCTACCAACGCAATTGAAAGCCTTAAAGGTATAATTGACGATCAGGAACTTATGGACGAACTAAAAAGTCTAGCAGACAGTGATGCTGATGCATGTGCTAGACCTTCCATTTACAGATACATTCAAAAGAATGATCCTGAAGCATTAGATAAAATAAACTTCGGTGATATGAAAATGGAAGACGATACAACTGATGTTACTATTGACAAAGACGGTGCTATGAAATTAGCAGGCCCGAAAGACGAAGAGCCTAAAGATGAAAAAGCATCAACAGAAGATATTATCGAGTTTGTCCGCTCATTCTATGATAAAGAAACTGGAGCGTTTCCAAAAGGTGAAACAGGCGTAGTTATTTCCGCTCGTAAGCGTTTTGGCGATTCCGTAGGGGATCTAGTCGAAAAATTTGTATCCAAACTAACAGGTAAGGAAGTACAAGTTGAAGACGATCAAGATGTAGAAGAAGGTAGCATTAAGTATATGCACAGTCTTAAAGCCAAAGGTCACAGCGATGAAGAAATAGCCAAAGAACTAAACATGTCCGCTGATGAAGTACGTAAGGCTATGAGCAAGACTGACGAAGGCCAAGAGGAAAAAGACAACAAAGGTTTCTCAGATAAAGAAATCAAAATGGCATTCGGTGTACTAAATGATCCTAGATACAAGGGCGGTAACTATTCTGGAGCAGTTGCTACAATCGAAAAGATTGCTAAAGGATTGTCCAAACACCCTAGTGTAGAAAAAGCGTTAATGAGAACAAACGAAGAATTAGACTACATCAAAGACAAATTGGCAAAATTACTTAAATAAATTCAGAAATTTTAGTTGACCTTTAGAGGAAAACTAAATATAATAGTAGATATGTTGTTAGAAACTATCTACAACAGGCACATAAAGGCAAAACATAGGAGGCTTAAATTATGGCAACATTAGCAGAAATTCGTGCAAAATTACGCGAACAAGAAAACAAAACGGGTGGCAACACTCAATCAAGCGGCGGCGATAACGCAATTTACCCACATTGGAATATGGCAGAAGGAACTGAAGCAGTGCTTCGATTCTTGCCAGACTCTGATCCAAATGCAACTTTCTTTTGGAAAGAGCGTTTAATGATCAAACTTCCTTTTGCGGGAATCAAAGGACAAACTGATTCACGTCCAGTGACAGTTAACGTTCCATGTATGGAAATGTATGGAGAATCATGCCCTGTACTACAAGAAGTACGTGGTTGGTTTAAAGATCCAGCACTAGAAGACCAAGGTCGTAAGTACTGGAAAAAACGTTCATATATTTTCCAAGGCTTTGTAGTTGAAAGTCCAATTAGTGAAGATTCAACTCCAGAGAATCCAATTAGACGTTTTATTATTGGTCCACAAATTTTCCAAATCATTAAAGGTGCTTTGATGGATCCTGAAATGGAAGAACTTCCTACAGACTTTGTAAGAGGTGTTGACTTCCGTATTAAGAAAACATCTAAAGGTGGATATGCAGACTATTCAACTTCACAGTGGTCACGTAGAGAGCGTGCTTTAACTGATGAAGAGAAAGCGGCAATCGATGCACACGGAATGTATAACTTAAACGACTTTTTACCTAAGAAACCTTCGGACGTTGAAGTTAAAGTTATCCAAGAAATGTTTGAAGCATCTGTTAATGGTGAAGCATATGATCCAGAGCGTTTTGGTCAGTACTTTCGTGCTCCAGGCATGAGTGCTCCAACTGGTGATCCGAACAAGAGTGCATCAGCACCAGCGGCAACACCTGCTCCTACTCCAGCACCTGAACCAGTAGCAGAAACTGTAGCACAACCTGCTCCAGCGGCAACTACTGCAAGTGCAAGTGAAGATAAACCAAGTAGCGAACGTGCTAATGATATTTTAGCAATGATCCGCAACCGTCAATCTTAATAAGGAGTAATCATGGCGAAACCATTCGACGTTAGTAAATTTCGTAAGAATCTTACCAAGAGCATTACAGGCCTAGGTGTAGGTTTTAACGATCCTACTGACTGGGTTTCGACCGGCAATTACGCACTTAACTATCTTATCTCTGGGGACTTCCACAAAGGAATCCCCTTAGGTAAGGTAACGGTGTTTGCTGGCGAATCCGGTGCAGGTAAATCTTATTTTGCAAGTGGTAACATTGTGAAAGCGGCACAAGATCAAGGCATCTTTGTAGTCCTAGTTGACTCAGAGAACGCACTTGATGAAAAGTGGCTTAAAGCACTAGGTGTTGACACAGCAGAAGATAAACTTCTACGTTTGTCGATGAGTATGATCGACGATGTAGCAAAAACTATTAGTGAGTTTATGAAGGATTACAGAACAGATTATGATACTGTAGATCCTGCAGACAGACCTAAGGTACTGTTTGTGATTGACTCGCTTGGTATGTTGTTAACTCCAACAGATGTTGATCAGTTTGGTAAGGGTGATTTGAAAGGTGACATGGGTCGTAAGCCTAAGGCACTGACAGCACTTGTACGTAACTGTGTGAACATGTTTGGTAGTTACAATGTAGGTATGGTATGTACTAACCACACATACGCTTCACAGGATATGTTTGATCCGGATGATAAAATTTCCGGCGGACAGGGTTTTGTGTACGCTTCATCAATTGTAGTAGCAATGAAAAAATTGAAACTAAAAGAAGATGAAGATGGTAAAAAGGTAACAGATGTGCGTGGTATCAGAGCCGCTTGTAAGGTTATGAAAACACGTTACGCTAAACCTTTTGAAGG